CCAGATCATTAATGTTCTTAATGTAATAATGCTCTGTAAGCAGCTTACCTGTTTTCTTATCTCTAACTGTCTGACTCGGTTTTAGTTTTATTGGCATTTTTCTTTTTTCTCCTTTTACCAAAGATGCGATCAAAGTTCTCATCAAACTTGGATTTGTTTGTTGGTCTTGTTTTACTTCCCTTTCCCATCTGTTAATTCTACCTTTTCAAATTTACTTCCCTCAAACTGTTTAGCTATAAGTATTCTCATATCCATAAGTTCTTTTGGTACTGATCTTAGTAACTCTTCTATGCTAATAAAGTTAGCATCTTTATGTTTGGCTATTAGTTTAGCTCTAGGCATCTGGTAATCCATATCTGTCACATACCAGATTTCACCATTCCAATCAAAGCATCGCATGTGCGGTTCGATAGGTTTATAACCATACTCTTCTAACTCATTAACAATAACATCATAAGCTCTATACATCATATCAATCATTCTAATCATATCTGCATCATCTCTTTTAGCTAATGCTTTTCTGTACATGCCCTGTGCCTTTTTGAATTTAAGAGATGTTTCATCAGAAATAAGATCATTGATTCTTACCATGTCACCCCACAATGTTCTGATCTCTGCCACATGATCATTTAGCTTTTGCAGTTTCTTAGTTACAGTTATATCAAATTTCTTATCTTTCATAATATTAGCCCTTGTACCTGATCATATCCTGTACCCCTGTATATTTCTAAAGAAATATATACAGGTAGGTACAGATATTTTATGATTTAGGTACAGATAGGTACTGAATAGGTACAGTTTAGGTACAGAATTATGCATATATGTTGTAATCTACCTTCTCTTTATATTCTATTGATTGATACTTATTTTTATCAGAATCGTAATTTATTACTTCAGCTTCAATCATTTGTTTTAAATATTTACGCACATTATCTTCTGACATTTTCTTCTCTTTATTTACCTGATCTGGTTCACCATATATCTCTTGTAAACCAAACCAACAATCTTCAGGTTCACAGTCATTATCAACAGCTTTCATGGTTGCAAGTCTTTTTAATGCCTTATCTACCTCTGCATGTGCTTTATTCATAGATTTTGCAGTCACAGGCTTGTGCGTTGTCAGCTCCAAGAATCCAGAAGTTAGATCATCAAAACCTAGCAGCTCTACCTCATTAAACTTAAAGTCCAGATTAGCCATGCCTTGACCATCCTTGTTAAGTGTCTGCTCTACAGTCACATACATATCACCACCAGAATCTTCTCTGGTTACCTTAAACTCATAGTCCATTGAAGCACCTAAGACAGAACTCCCACGCTGCCTACCTGTGTTGCCATGCCCTGTATGATGCACGATAACAACGCATGCTGCATACTTATGAATAAGGTTATCTACCCTACTAATGAATAACGTCATGTCCTCTGTGCTGTTCTCTGAGCCTGCTCCGAAGTTTCTATTTAATGTATCGAAAATAATGCAGCCAATAGAGCCTTCTTTTTCTGCAATGATATCTAGCTCTTCTATTAGTTTTGCATACTCATCTTCATCTAAAACTCTTGTACCTCTGCTTGATAAGTACAATGGTGCATCTGCTAATGATGTCCTACCTTGTTCTATTGCAGCTAATCTTCTAGTAACACCACGTTTACCCTCACCTACAAGCATAACTACAGGAGCTTTAAATGCTTCATAACCAAAGTATTCTGTCCCTTTTGCTATCGCAAGAGCCATATCTAATGCCACAAATGACTTACCTTCTTTTGGCTTACCAAAGATACCCATAAGGCTCTGCTTCTCTGCAATCGTCTTTATTAGCCAATCTGGTTTAGTTACTTGTGTAATCACTTGATCAGCACGTTCAAAGTAAAGTGTGCCTTTAGTTCTTTGCAAAGGTGCGTTTTGAATGTAATGCACAAGGTCAGCAGAACTTCTAAATAACTCACGTTCTCTTGCTTCGTGCAAATCATCCTTCTCTTGTAGTTCCTCTGGTGGTCTTGCAATGCTGACAGTACATCCGTTCTTAGTTAAATATCTGGATATGTCATAAGCAAACTGTATGCCTGCTTCATCCTTATCTGGAAATATGTACACATCTCTGCCAAAGATAGGTGACCAATCCGTCTTTTCCCATCCTTTACAACCACCATGATGACACACTACCTGATGTTCATAGATGTGTTCTGCTGCCATTGCAGCCTTCTCACCTTCTACCAACAACACAGGATGCTCCTTCGATCTATCAGGCGTTACATATAGGGGTAGCTTCCCATCAGGTCGTTTGCAGACCCAAGAGCCATCAGGCTGTTTACAGTAAGGAGCATATTTCTGATAGCTCTTGTAATGACCATCAGGGAAGCGTAACACTAAAAAATTGTCTGAATATTTAACTTTGATGATGGCTTCTTGCCAAAGTTGAGCCATCTGTTGACGATTTAGCGATGAGGTAGTTTTAGGGGAATATTTGTTTACTACTTTAAGAGAATCTACCTCATCACTAAAACCAAATCGTTTAAGGGTTTCTGCAACATCTACATCATGCTCTGTAAGCAGACCATGCACACCATAGCCTTTATCTGCTTCAAAATCATAGAACTGTCCTGTTTCAACATTAAGGCAAACACTTCCCTTATTACCCCAACGAATCTCCTTAGAAGTTTCGCTTTTTGGTTCGCCTAAGAGTTCAAGACCTACAGCTCTAGCTATAGATGCCCACTCCTCGTTTGTCATTAGAATGGTATGTCATCATCGCTTAGTTCAGGCTGTGCCTTAGCTTCTATCTCTGCTGCAACAGGCACATCCTTTTCATCAGCCCATTCTGGCAATACAAAACCTTCTGGTCTTGGTTTGTAACCTAGAAACTCAAACTCTGGTATTGATGATTCAAACCCAGATTCAAAATTAACAGGCTTAGATTTAAGAAATTTGAATATTGGTAAGTTAGGTGCTTCTTTATTAGCACCATGCCAAAAACTAGGACACATATCTCTAAATGCTCTAACCTCACCCCATGACATGCGTTCCCATAACACAGGCTTTTTCTGATCTTTTACAAAGACCCAGACACTAAATGCATCCTTCCAATTATCATCTGGTTTTACCCTTTTACCGCCCTTATGTTCTGCCCACTTGAACTCATATCCTTTTGCATATCTACCTATGCCTGTCTTTATAGTTTCAGGGTCAAGCATAATATATTCAAGATCAATGACATCATCTCCAATGTACCATTTCTTCTCTGTAGATAAATGTTTTAAAAATAAGTCCTTTGGGTTATCACTTGAACTCGCTTCTTCTGTGAAAAAATCTTCACTCATAACATACTCCTTTTTTAATGCAGCTTTCTCTCTTCGCTGTTGTTATATAAATCTTCTAACCATTCAATGTTAGAAACCTTAAATTCATGATAAGTACCAAATTCTGTGATACCCATCATCTCACATACCAGAACGTAATTTTGGTAACGCTTCTGGCAAAAATTTTCAAACCCTTCGTCATACATGATGTACATTGTTTAATATTACATCAATTTTCTTGCAGATATCAGATAAGTACCCAATCATTACTGCTTCATTCTTCTTAGGTAAGTCTTTGATCATTACATGAGCAGGCATAACTACTTTAGGTTTTGTGCCATTGTACTTATAGATCAACACAGGTATGAATAGATCACCTGCTGCATCGCATGCTTGCTTCCACCATCTCTCTTGCATAAAGTGGTTGCCATTACCTTTATATGCCTTGCACTCGATAGCTAACCTACCCCAATAGATGTCAGCTAGACCCTTCTTCTGGTATTGATCTAAATTTCTTCTGACACGATCATCTGAGCCTGTAGTTTCCAGATAGTCATTAATCTTCTTAACAATAGCTCTCTCAAATGCAGCTCCTTTGTTTCTAGCGTTTACCATGAGTTGCCTGTTTCTGTTTCAAACATATCTTTAAGCTCTTCTAAGGATAGATTACTTGGCACTTCTTCATAAGAGCCATCATTGTATAGTCTCTTTTCTGAGCCATCTTTATATGTAATTGTAGTTATGGTTTCACCCCACTTGTCTGTGTTGCGATACACTATTTGCTTGCACCATTCCCTGAATGACAGCTTTTTCTTACTCATTACCAGACCTAATCGCATCAATAATGCCTAGCTTGATAAAGTAGCCTGCTACCTCACCTATGCTTTTCTTGCCATGCTTGACTTTGTATTCCCAAAGTAACTGATGCACTTCTTTATCCACCCAGACAGCTTCTTTACCTGCTCGTTCTGTCAAGGGGTCATTGAAATCTTTGAATGTTTTTTCTTCTTCCATGATTTAACTCTCCAAGTTAATTATAATTAAAAAAGGGTAGGTTGCAAAAACTCTCCGTTCATACTCCCTTAGCTTCCTACCCTACCTGTTTAATCCTGATAGACTTACGCCTAACGCTGTATGCTTCTTTAGCAGGCACGACCTTCTCTGGCTGTGCCTTGTAATTAATCATCCCCCAATTCACATGATAATCACCTACGACTGCTTGTTCAGCGTTACCCATCATATCCATGATCTGAGCTTGCAACTGATCTTTTTGTTTGCCCATGAGCTTAATGTTCTCATCTAAGTTTTCTATTTGTGCAAGTATGTCTATGGCTTTTGGGTCTAGCTCTGCCACTTCTTCTGGTATTGCTTCATCGTATTTAATCCATGCATCATCAGATGTTTCTGGGTCAAAGTACGATTCTGTTTGTACACGTTCTTGCCACTCTTCAGCAAGCTCTTTAAGTTCATTACCAAACTGCAAGTCACGATTGTAAAAGTGATAATGCAGCTCGCTTACGCTGTGATAATAAATGATCAGTACACCCCATGTAGTGTTTGCACACTCTACCTGTGTCTTGAGCTGCAACCACCCACGCCAATCTAGTGTTTCTTGTTTATAGTCTGGATACGCACCTGTTAGCTTGCACTCAATGATGCCTGTGTCGTTAAGAAGCAGCTCATCCCCTTCAGGGCAATATATTCCCCTTGCAGGGTCAGGTACTATGGTCAACTTATTAGCATCAGCCATGCCATCTAGTGAACACTCAACAGGGTAAAATGTATGTTCAAACTTCTTACCAAATTCTGTAATAATATTGGTCAAACCAATCCTTTCACATGCAAACCTGATAATGTGTTCTTCAAACCAACTACCCATTTCCATAGCTAAATTCTGATCAAATCTAATGTTTTCACCATTTTTAGCTTGTATGTTTTGCTTTAACTGTGCTTGCCTGCTTTTATGTGGATTTTTATTTAATGCAGATGCAACAATAGATGCACTAAGAGCATCATCATTAGTTAATTTACTTTCTACCATTATTTATCCAAATAAAAAGAAACAGCTAGTAGGAAAGCTCCTACTAGCACTAATATCATTACGTCTGGAATATTACCCATAACTAACTCCTCTACTAAAAAGATTTCTAGTATCAATTTGTGCAATAAGATTACTCATTGCTTGCTTTTGCTTATTTGTGACTAAGCTAAGAGAACAACGAAACAGGATGTATTCAAACACCTCTGCTTGTGTATGTCCTTTATTGAGCAGAGCCACAATAGTATCTACAACCTGTTCATTAGGATGTGGTTCATAGTTAATCATAATTACCTCACTACCTTAATTTGTGATCTGAAGCCTGCTTCAAGATTACGCTTGAGCTTCGCCTTAGCTTGCTCTTCGTCATTAGTTGTCATGCAGACAACATAGCTGTCTTTG